GATCACAGCCCAAAAAAACGCTATTTTGGCACACTTTATTTTCTTAACAAAATATGAACCTGAACCAAAAAGAACTAAACAAATGAAACTTGTTACACAAGCAGAACTAGCCAGGCAGTTGGGTTGCAACCGTTCGTTTATTAACCAACTTGCCAAGGCCAAAGATTACCGGTTGATTTGGAAAGGCAAAAAGATTGATTTGGAAAAAACGTTGCAGGCCTTTTCAGATTCCAACTATGGCAACAAAGCGAAATCGAAAACCAAAGCAAAAACCGGCGGCAACAAATATGCTGATGATGCCAAGCCAGATGATGACATATTGACTGAAGAACAGATAAAGGAAATCGAACAATCTGGCGAAATACCGGGCCAGGCTGTCAGCAAGAAATTGTTGGAACATTACAAAGCCAAGAATGAAAAGCTGAAATTTGAAACCAATGAAGGCATGAAAATAAATGTTGATGAAGCCATTGGAATCATCTTTGAAAAGTTCAGACAGTTAAGAGATAGAATCAAAAATGTCAGTGATGAAACCAACTTGAAACTGGTTGGCAAAGATCAATTTGAAATCAAAAACATCATTGATGAATCGATCAACAAAGCGCTTTCCGATGTGGCGAATGTTGACACCGATGATGAACAGCTTAAAAAAAAAATCAAAGAAATATTGGTTTTCAGTTAAGCCTGGCGCTGGCGCCCGATCCGTTACTTACTTTTTATGAATGGGGTGAAAAGTATTATCTGTTGCCGCCTGGATCGGCTTCAAAGGGTTTGATTAACATGGATTTGACGCCACAAAATAAAGAAATCCTGGAAGTTCTTTCGCCTCAATCTGACGCCGATACAATAGTTTATGTCAAAGGAACTCAGATTGCAGGAACAACAATCACTGACGTTGCCTGTCAAGCCATCATTGATTTATACCCGGCGGCTTATTGGATGGTTTTTGCCAACAATGAGCTGGCAAGAAATCATGTAATCATGCGGGTTGAACGCGCATTTGAACAGAACAACCGATTAAAGGGCAAAGTTAAAAGTTCATATGATAGAAAGTCAGGCACCAACCGGCATTTGAAAATGTTTCCTGGCGGCTATGGCAGGTATTCAGGCGGCAGAACCGGCACAGCCTGGCGCCATGATTCATACATGTATGTGTTTATCGATGACATTGACGGTTTCTTGAGAGACATTGGCGGCACAAATGAAAAAATTGGTGAGGGTTCCCCGGTTGAACTTGGCCGGTCAAGACTTGATGCACAGCAAGGCAGGGGCAAGCTTTATGTTTCCGGAACTCCAACTGATCTTGAAACGTCAATAGTTTGGGCTGAATACCTGAAAACAGATCAAAGAAAAAGATTTATAACATGTCCGAAATGCGGCTTTGAACAATTGCTTGATTGGTTTCACATAAAGTTTGAACGAAATGAAGATTATGAACTGATGACAGAGCCCGAATTTGAATGTGAAAAATGCAAGGCCAGGTTTCCGGAAACACTGAAACCCGTTCTGTTGCTTTCTGCCAAATGGAAACCAACAAAAGAGATCAGGGACAAAAAGAAAATCGGGTTTTGGTGCCCTTCACAGTATTCAATGCTTGGTTTATCCTGGCGGCAGATGGCGCAAGAATGGCTTGAAGCCGTCGAACGTCAGCGCATGGGTGACATTAAAAAGATGGTCAGGTTTTACAATCACCGCCTGGCGTTGCCCTTTGAGCGTGAATACAAAAAGAAAATCAGTATTGAAGAAACACAAGATTCAAAACTTGACATTGATTTGGTGCCCGGTGAAGCCGTAATTTTAACAGCGGGCATTGACATTCAAAGTGATCGGTTTGAAATGACGGTTGTTGGATATGCTGAAAATGATCACCGATATTTTGTTGAACACAAAAAGATTTATGGCAATCCTTGGTTGTCATATGGGCAAGACGGTTCGCCTTGGGAAGATTTAGAACAGGCAATTCTTGAAAAGTATTTCAACGAATTTGAAACCATGCAACCGATTCTGAAAGCCGCGCTTGACATGGGATATTGCCAGGAAAAGGCCAGCTTGTTTTTGCGTGAAATGCACAAGAAAGGGGTGCCGGTTGTCGGAACATTTGGCGGAACGAACAGGACAAAGAACAAAGATTTCATTGGCAAGCCTGTTATAAATAAAAACGGGGTTGAACAATTTGAAATCAATGTCAGCGCGGGCAAGGAATTGACATACAATCAATTGAAAAGGCCCGGTGATCAAATCATTTTGCATTTCTTGAATCATCATTCATTTGATAAGGATTTTTTTCGCGGGTTGTTGGCAGAAACGCCAGATGGGAAAGGCGGTTGGTCAGCAAAGCCAGGTGTCAGGAATGAACCGACTGACACAACAAACTATTCGCTGGCGGCTTTTGAGATATTCCGGAACGGCGCAAAAATTGATTGGGAAAGTTTCAAGCGCTGGAATCAGAACGGTTGCAAGTTGAATAGTAAAAAAGAAAGCGTTATAATTTCAGCCGGTGAAACGGTTTAACAAACAAACATTCAAACAGGGGTTAATCATGAATTTTATTGCAGAAAAAGCAATGGTTAAGGGAACACTGGTGGCTTTTGATGAGGAAAATCGCAAGCTTGTTGTGCTGACTGATCAGAAATCAATACTGTTTCACATTGAAAAATCACATTTGGTTGCAAACATTGATTCTGATTTGGATGAAGGCGCCGTTTATATCTTCGATTCTGAATCAAGGCGTGATCAAATCATCGATCAAAAACGCGAATATGTGCGATCACTTAATAAAGTCATGCGTGAAATGCCCGCAGGCGAAGCAAAGAAAGAAGTTATTGAAAGAAGAAACCGGGTGGCGGTTGATATTTACAATCATAAGAGGGATATTTCGCACACCGAAAAATTAAATGGTTGACATATCGCACAACCTGCAATTAAGTTAAAACCTCAAGTATAAAAACGCCGATAGAAAAGCCAGTGGTGCAATTTTATTTTGGGGTTGTCATGTCAAAGAAGAAAGCCGCAACAAAATCGAAACCGATCAAACCCGTTGAACCTGTCAAGATTTTATCAGATAAAGAAAAGGTGATTGCCGCGTATAAAAGCGCGGTTTGCAAACCACTGAAAGGCGGGTTCATTATCTGCAGATCAAAACCGAAAAGGCCAAACGATTATTCAAACCAAATCGGCGCGGGAATATCTTCATCAACTGAAGATGCCTGGAAGAAAGCCGCAAACTTGGTTTAAGTTATGGCTGGAATAACATTGGTACAAGCGCAAACCGCGCTTGCTAATTGGCTTGCCGCCGATGTTGCCGTTTCGTCAGGGCAAAGCTATTCAATCGGTATTCGATCCTTCACCCGCGCCAACGCCAAAGAAATCCGCGAAAATATTGATTATTGGGATAATAAATGCCAGGAATTGTCAGGCGATAATTCAGGCATGATATTTTCACAAATAGCCCCAAAGGATGATGCCTAAAAAAAATCTGCTCGATAGGGCAATCAATTTCTTTTCACCGAAATGGGCAAATAGCCGCGAATATATGCGAACGGTTGGCGGTTATGAAGGCGGTTCAACAACCAGTTCAATCTTTCAAGAATTCCTGACAACAACAACTGATGCCGACAGTTCAGTTGGTTGGGATGCCGACCGAATCATTGCCCGATCACGCGACAATATTAGAAACGTTCCTGTTGCGTCAGCCATTGTCAACAGAACTTGCGATCATTCAATAGGTGATCGCGGTTTAAGATGTCACCCGCAAATTGACGCCGCTGTTTTGGGCATGTCCGATGAACAAAAAACCGCCTGGCAGGAAAAAACAAACGGTGAATGGTTGCGCTTCACGGAATCAGAAGAAAGCGATTTTCAGCGAACAATCACATTTCCGGAAAAAACTTATTTGACCCTGAAATCAGAGCTTGAAGGCGGCGATTGTTTCACGCTTTTCATCAATAAGAAAAGGCCGGGTTCAGATTTCAACTTGAAACTGCAAACCGTTGAAGGCGAATATTGTTCAAACCCTGATAGAAGGACAAACACAAACCAACTTTATCGCGGTGTTCAAAAAGATTCTGAAGGCGTGCCGGTGGCGTATCATTTTTCTAAATATCATCCAGGCGATAAGCTTTCAAAAACGGCTTCAAACGTTTGGGCACAACGCCAGATATTTTCAAGGAACGGTGACAGGTTAGTTTTGCACCATTACGACAAAGGCAGGCCAGGACAAACGCGGGGTGTTCCGGTATTGGGGCCGGTGACAGGAAAGCTTTTGCAATTGGGGCGCTTATCGAAAGCCGAATTAATGGCGTCAGTCATTAATTCATATTACGCGATTGTTGTTCAAGGCAAGCCCGCCGACACGCAACCGGTTTTAAAAAATCCAGAAGAAAGCGAAACGCTTGGCGATGATGACAAATTCAAACTTGGAACCGGCACAATTGCAAGGGTGAAACCCGGCACCGATTTCAAATCATTTGATCCAAGCAGGCCGAACACAAATTACAAGCCTTTCTTTGAAGCAATGGTTGCAGAAATAGGGGCGGCGATTGGTGTTCCCCGTTCATTAATCCTGATGAGCTTTGATAAAAGCTATTCAGCAAGCCGGGGTGAAGTCTTACTTGCTTGGGTTTTCTTTCTGGCTAAACGAACTCACATCGCTGTCAACTTATGTCAGCCAACATATGAACGTTGGCTTGATGAAGCCGTTGCAACCGGAAAGATTGCGGCGCCAGGATATTTCAATAGTTTGATTATCCGGAAAGCATACAGGGGTTCAGCTTATGAGCAATGGACGGGGCCGACACGCCCGGCTTTCAATGAACTTCAAGAGGCAAAAGCGAATGAGGCCAATCATAAAATGGGTGTCAAATCGCTGACAGAAATCACCAGCGCACTAACGGGCCGCGAATGGAAAAAGGTTAATGATCAAATCAACCAAGAAAATAAAATAAAATCACCAGATGTTGAACAAACCGTTGAACTAGAACTTAAAAGGCAGGCCGAATTAAGGGGCGAATAATGAAACTTTTGGAAATAATCAATCAGCCTTGGGGAATCACGCCCGCAAGACATGACCAAATAATCAGGAAATATGAAAACTTGATTACAGGTGAAAAGGTTGATTTTGGCGCAATAATGAGATCAGCCGAAGGCCTGAAGAAAGCGCAAAACGTTATCAACGGCAATGCGGTTGTTGCAGTCAAGGGAACGCTAAACAAAGAATCAAGCTTTTTCAGTTTCTTTTTCGATTCCGGTTCAATGGTCGAAATAAAAAATGAAATTCAAAAAGCGCTTGATGATAGCCAGGTGAAAAGAATCATTCTTGACATCGATTCACCCGGCGGCACAGTAGATGGCGCCTTTGAACTCGCTGATTTCATCAATGAAGCCCGGCAACAGAAACCAATCATTGCCTTCAGTGATGGCATGATAGCGTCAGCGGCTTATCTGATAGCGGCGTCAACAGATGAAATTCATATAACGGGCAAAACAAATCAAGTTGGATCGATTGGAGTTATTGCAAGACACGTTGATTTTTCCGGCATGGATTCAAAGGATGGGATCACAGTCACCGAAATTGTAACCGGTGAATTCAAAAACGTGTTTTCAAGAGACAAACCTTTATCTGAACTTGGCAAGCAAACCATGCAAGAACAGGTGAATTATGTTTTTTCATTATTTGTTGCTGACATAGCAGAAAGACGCCCGGCACTGAGCGCTGAATCAATTGTTGCTCAAGAGGCCCGCGTTTTTATCGGTCAGCAATCCATTGAGGCCGGTTTAGTCGATAGTGTATCGACCTTAGACCAACTCACACAAACTGGCAGTGCGCCAAAAATCCTTAATTCAAAGGAAACCATGAACCAAAAATTAACCTTGGAACAGCTGAAAACTGAAAACCCTGAACTGTATGAGCAGATAAAAGCAGACGCCGAAAAAAACGGTTCTGTTTCTGCAACGACAGGCGAACGCAAGCGGATAAAAGAAATTCGTTCAATGGCGTTTCCAGGCCAGGAAGAAATTGTTGAGCGCATGATTGATGAAGGCAAATCAGCAAGTGATGCCGCCATTATCTTCAATGCCGCACAACGCGAAGTTCTGAATGCCGCCGCTGAAGTGATTAATGCAGACGCACCAGAACCGGTGATTATTGAACCCGCACCTGAACCCGATGCTGAAGAAACGAAAAAAGATTGGGATATGTTGCTTGCAGATCATATGAAAGCGACAGGTGCAACCAGGCGTGAAGCAATTAAACATTGCGCCGCGAATCACGAGGCTGAACATCAGGCATGGTTGGATAAAATCAACAAGTAGTTTTCAGTTGAACCCTTTTAAAACAGGTTTTTAAAATGAGTAAAATTACAAAAGAGATTGTCACATTTCAGGCTGGCGAAGACCTTTTGCAATATGCAAGGGTAAAAGTCGAATCTGGAACGGTGACGGTGCCGCCTGAAGTTGTTTATGCCGATCAAAGTGAACAGGCAATTGGGGTTGTTGAACGTGATGTTTCTGATGGTGATCTTGTTGCCGTTCGCCTGATTACATGGGGCGGAACGCTGGAAGGAATCGCCAATGATACATTTGCAATCGGCGCAACGCTTTATGCTCATGATGACGGCGAAATCAGCGATACTTCAAGTGGTTCAGCAATTGGCCAGGCGCTTGACGAAGCAACCGCCGCCGGTGATATATGTGAATATATCGCTTTTGGTGTGCTGTCAACAACCGCCGCAACGGTTTCTTATGCTGACGCTGGCGGGCAAACCGCCGCCGCAACAATGGAGGCCGTAGGCGCTGAACTTTACACCGATTTGTTGAGCGCTCAAGCGTTTATTCCGGTGCCCTTGACCACATTAAGAGAAGTCACAAATTTTGATGTGGGCAACATTGCCGCAAATGGTGGAATTCTGGCAAGTGACACAACGCCAGTGCTTGACGCCATCAACGCCGCAACCGATGGTTGTCAGCGAATTTTGTGGGCGGCTGGAAACACTGATTCAGTCATGTTTCAAACGCCTTTACCACCAAAATTGGATGTTGCAAGCGATGTTGTAATCCATACCCGCGTTATGGCTGGAACAACTGACGCAATGGGTTTCACTACCAAAGCACATTTCAATGAAGGTGATGGATCAATTGCCGATACAGGTGAAACAATCCAATCAGCAACCTGGGCTGAAAAAATCATTACCATTGCGGCGGCTGATGTGCCCGCCGGAGCGCAAACGCTGACTGTTGAGCTGACACCTAACGGCGCCGGAACAACTGACGTTTTTGCAATGTCTGCAATTTGGATAGAACACACCAGTGTTCTGTTAACTTCATAAGGGGGGGCTAATAATGCCACAACCAACTAGTGCGACAACATTACAACGCCCCGACCTTGGCGAACTTGCATATGAACATATGGAAAGCCCCGAAGGTTTCGGGATGATGGGGCTTGATATTTTGCCGATCCATCCAGTAATGGAAAAATCAGCGGATTATCCGGTCATCCCAACCGAATCAATTCTGAAAATTCAGAACGTGAAACGGGCGCCAAATGGTCATTACAACCGGTCAGATTGGGAATTTGAAACAAAAACCTATTCTTGCGAAGAAAGGGGTTGGGAAGAACCCATTGAAAGATCAGAAGCCAATAATTATGCCAGGCTTTTTGATTTGGAAATGGAAGCAACCGCCAGGGCCAATGACGTTATTATGAGAGCCCAAGAAGTTGCAATTGCAACCCTTCTTTGGAACGCAACGACCTTTTCAGGCAGAACGGCTGCGGTAACAAATGAATGGGATGATGCAACCAATGCAACGCCAAGGGCCGATATTATCGCGGCGCAACAGGCTTCATTGATTTATTTGGACAGTTTAGCAATTTCCTTGACGGTGTTTCAGAACTTGGTAAACACAGCTGAAATCAAAGGTGCGCTGAAATATACCGATCCCATTGAAATGGGCGGGCTTGAAGCACAACGCCAAATGGTTGCCAAATATCTTGGTTTGACAAGTTTGTTTGTCAGCAACACCAAGAAAGATACAGCCAAAAAAGGTCAAAGCACAGTGGGTGCCGATGTCTGGTCAAATGAATATGCTCTTGTTTTCAAAAGGGCAACCAGTGCAAGCATGAAACAACCGGCACTTGGCAGAACAATGCTTTGGGTTGCTGACAGTCCAGATATTTTGACTGTTGACCAGTACGAAGAACCACAAAGCGATTCTGACATTTACAGAGTCAGGCACAACGCTGATGAGGTTGTTCAATTCACTGGCGCTGGGTATTTGCTCTCAAATATCACTACCTGATTTTAGGCAGTGACCTGATTGAATGATTTGTGGGTGCCTTGATAAGTCAAGGCACTTATTAATTATTTAACCGGTAAAAAAAATATGATCACAATTGAAGAAATGGTTGAAAAATACAGGGGCACCCGCGTTGTAATTGTGGGTAATGGTATTTATTCAACAACTCACAATTTTTCAAATTATGCTGAAAAATGCGGTGAACCCGCTAGTATTTGGACACTTAACGGCGGTCAAGCCGTTCATGAATCGTCTGAACTTGAATTTAGAATGGATGACTTATATTGGGCTGAGGTATGTTCAAAGGAAAGACTTAACGAAAAGCAGCATGAAATATATATGGAAATGCTGAAGAATCCGCCAATCACGGTTTTTGTTTCAGCCATTCATGCCGGATATAATAATTGTATTGAATATCCGCTGAAAAAGATTTTAACGGCATTGTTAAGCGTTCGACCGGCCCGCGCATACTTTGGCGAATCAATATCATATGCAATTTTGTTTGCAATATTTTGCGGGGTTAAACAGATTGATTTTTATGGTACTGACTATATTGGTGAAGACAGGGCTGCAGGCAGGCAATGTGCTGAATATTGGTCAGGCCTGGCCAACGGGTTGGGGATTGCAACAACAGTCCATGAAAAATGCAATTTCTTGAAAACTAACTTTTCTGAATCATTCCCTGAAGAATCTAAAAAGCGCGGAATGGTTGACAATTTTTATGGATACAACAAAGAAACCCTAGAAAAAGCGCTTGAAAAAGTAGCTTGAAATTATGTCAAAATCAAATATTCAACAGGTTGAGCAGTCAGGCGGCCAACTCAGATTTAATCGAATTATTGAGTTAACAATCACAGACAGTGGAATTGGATTCAACAACAATATCGATTTTTCAAACTTCACTTTTGAAGATGACAGGAAATCAATCAGCCATATCACAATCATTAATGATGGCGGTTCAAATACTGCTTGGTTCGTTTATGATGCGCTTGGAAGTTCAATCAGCACAACTGAAAACCCGGCGGTGCCAACAACTTACAATGGCAAAGTATATCCTGGAACCCCATTTTCAAAAATTGCTTATGACGGATTGGCGGAAAGTATTGGGTTCAGGTGCGCGTCAGGGCTTTCAACAACCGTCAAAGTTTTAATTTGGTAAAGTCATGATTAAAACAAGTATGGAAGGAAGGATTGAACAAGAAGTTTATGAAGCCGAAAAGCACTTGCACAACAACGAAAAATGGTTTGGATTGGCGGCGGTGCCAGCGGCAGAAACGCACCGGGCCGACAGAATAACACTGAAGCCCGCACCGTTCCAAATTGACGCCGGAAACGACACATGGTCAGCATGGCTTCAAATCATGGGTTCTTCAGACACGCCAATTGTTACTGGCAAAACAAAGTTTGACCTTCATGAAATCATAATTGCAAGCCATGAAAGGAACAGTTCTCTATATGTGATGCAAATCACAAATGGCGAATCGGCAGGATTGGCCGCAAAGCTAACAGCTGAAGATTTTACAGAGGTTCCATTTATTACGCCAAGCGCGGCTGGTGGGCAAAATGAACTCATTGCTTTTATGGATCATCGATTTACAAAAGGTGACAAGGTATGGGCCCGCATATGGTGCCGGGGGCAAAATACGGCAACGCTTGATTTTTATTTTGGGTTACATGAATACAATCGATAAAACCTGGCAGGATCAATGAAAAAAACAAAAATTTTGGCAAAAAGAACGGCGGTTGTTGTTGTTCCGATGATTGTTTTTGCAGTTTTATGTTTTTTTGTTAACAACTGGCGCGATGGATTAGCAACCAAGAATGAATTGCTTTCAAATTATTCAACATCAGTTCAAATCGAATCAAAATATGTGACAATCGCGCAAAACAATCTTCATGTTGCGAAGATTTTAGAACTTGAAAAACACCAGCAAGGCATTCACAAAGACGTTCGCTTGATTCTGTTTGGATTGGCCGCAACCAACCCAAAATTCAATCAATATATTTTAAAAATGTCAACAAACCTGGAAAGACCAGAACCGCCGGGCCAACCGCCGAAAAAGAAACGAACAGAAATTGTTGAAAACGGAAATTAAAACATGCCAGGCGATTTTGTAACAGATGACCTTGACACAATAATGGTTGCAACCGAACTTGCGACTGATGCAAGCTGGACACCGGCAGGCGGTGCCGCAACCGCAATTGTTGGCATGTATGACGCAGGCTTCATTGATATTGACCCGGTGACGGGCGAAACTTCAAACGTTGACCCGCAATTCATTGTGAAAAAAACAGATGTAACCGGAATCAAACAAGGTGACGCGATTGTGATTGATTCAGTTAGCTACATAGTTAAAAACCCGATTCCTTCAGAATCAGATGATGTGATGATAATCAAAATCAGCCAGGTTAGAACCTAAAAAATGGCGGCTACAAATACAACAAACGTTCAGGCCATAATTACCAACCTTGAAACCATTGTTGGCACAACATTGGGCTTCAAATTGGAATACAACATTAAGGATGATCCGGACGTCGACACCACACCTGGCGCCGTTATTCTTTATTTGGGTGAAACATTTGTTGAAAACTTTGGCGAAAAACCGCTTTACAATGAAATCAGCTTTTTGATCCTGATAAAATTCACTGAAGAAAACCCTGGATCAATACGCGATAAGGCAATTACACACGTTCACAAACTAAGGGAAGGAATTACAATTGATGCTTTGAACGTTGGCGATTTGTCAGCAAGTAAAATTGTTTCTTGGGTCGATCATGAAGGCGCTGAAGTCGATAATGAACAGCCAGTTAATCAGATAGATTATCATTTATCAGTTAGATATAGGGAACTATGAAACAGACAATATTGGATCAAAGAACAGAAGTTGAATTTTTGGTTGATCAGTCAACCGGCTTTGGTGATTTCGAGATTGGCAACACTGTTAAATTGAAAACAGAAGTTGCCGAAACCCTGGAATCAAGAGGAATCGTTAAAATTTTAACCCCAAAAAAGAAGGTAAAAGATGGCCAATAATCAAATTTATTTAGCAGTTGGCGAAGAAGCAACCAGAGGCACAGCCGAAAAATCAACGATTGGCTTCATTCCGATCAATGCGCCTGAAAGCCCAAAGCTTGAACCAGATGACGTTCCGCGCCTTGAATTCAGGGGCGAAGAAACCGCGCTTGGTGACCGCCTGACAAGGCGAATGTCAACAAAATGGAGTTATGCGCCCGAAATACCTTTTTTCACTGAAGCCGGGACAGTTGCCGGAATGATGGGCACAATTTTAAAACATTTCTTTGGCGATGTTACCAGCGCCCAAAATGGCGCAACGGGCCAATATTATCACCAAATGTATCCGGTTTCTGATCCATTTGTAACCGGCAGGCTTGGCACAAAAGCGTTGACGTTGAACGACAACTGGACAAAAGACAGTTCAACGGTCAAAAATAATCCATATACCGGCGGCAGGGTTTCGGGCCTGACTTTTACAGTTGAGCCCGGCCAGATTCTAAAAATGGCGGTCACAATGATGGGGCAAGGCAAAGATGCGGCTGACACCGCCATTGCAACGCCAACTTATGCGGCAGAAAATTTGCGTTGTGATTATTCAGACTTGGCGCTTTATTTCGGAACAATCACCCGCACCGGTTCAGCGCCAGACTATACGGATTATAGTTTTGGATCAGCAACCCAAATCAAGCCAGACAGCCTTACAATCACGTTGACCAACGGCATGGAAGACAAACTCAGGCTTGGCGGCGTGACGTATCCGGACAAAACAACGCTTGGAAAATTTGCTGGTGAAATCGATTTAACAATTGACCTGGACGATCCGGCGGCGGGTTTCTCAAGTTATGATGAATTCATGAATTGGCTTGAAGACGCTGACGGCGATTCAACAACAAACTTTTTTGCCTATTTTAATACCGGCACCCAAGCCGGAACCGGTGACAATCACGGTTTGTATATCGACCTGCCAAGATGTCAGAGAATGGGCGGCGAACCAGCAAGGGCAAGTGATCGTGATCCCTTGATTACTTTGAAATATAAAGCCGAATTTGACGCAACAACAACCCAATATTTAGTTGGGTTGATGCTGAAAAATACCGCAACAGCTGTTTAATTAATCAAAAGGAAAAATGGCACTGATACAACTTGACCCCGACAAAATCATTGATTACGTTCCGTTATTTGACAGGAAAAACACTAAAGACCCGCTGATTGTGCGTTGCAAGTATGTTCCAAGAAAATTGAGCGTTGCATTTTCTGATGTTATCGCCCGCGCAATTCAAGAAGTAAGCGACAGGCAGAAACGGGTTGACATTCAACGGGCTTGCGACAAGGAACAGTTTTGCAAACAGGTTGTTGAAATAAAAAATTTCTTCGATGATGAATTGAATGAAATCACCGACCCCGCAATTTTTTATGATATGGTTGACACCAATTTAATTTTTGAAATTCTTGAAGCAATGGTCAATCAATCCATATTGACAGAGGGACAGCTAAAAAACTTAGAGCCGGGCTGAAATATTCGTTTCAGTCCGGCAAGGCTGAAATGCCTTTCATATGCTCAGAATGTAATGAACAGGACATAAGAAATTGTGGAAATCGCCTAAACTTAAAGGAACCCGCATTTTTAAAATATACGCCGGATATCAACCAAGAAATTAAAGAAAAGAAAGCGGTTAAGGTTTTTCAATTGGGCGATATAAGATTTTTCGAATGCCCGGTTACTTATATTTCAAAAGAAACAACGCTAATGATTGAAAATCTTTCTTTAATGGTTGAAAGTCCGGCTTTGCTATATCCAGGGGGTTGGATGGATCAACCAAATTGGGTTGTTCAGGCCTGGATTATTTACAAGCGTGAAAAATCAGATTATCTGAAAGACATGATGACAAATGGCTAATCAAAAAGAAAAACTTGATATTATCCTAAAGGCTAAAGACCAATACAGCCAAGAACTTGGCAGGATGGAAAACCGGTTCAAGGTTTCAGCCAAGTCTTTGGCGATTGCTGGCACAGCCGCCGCCGCCGTTGTCAGTTCATTAACTGCGGTTGTCATGAAGACAGCAAAAGCGGGCGATGAATTCCAAAAAATGTCATTGCGAACAGGTTTCAGCGTTAAGTCACTTTCTGAACTCGCACACGCCGCCGAACTTTCCGGGACAACTATACAACAGATGGAAGTTGGTTTTCGCAAACTATCAAAAAACATGATGGATGCAAGGGATGGTTCAATTGCTCAGAAAAGGGCTTTTGATGCGTTAAATATTACAGTAACAACATCAAATGGAGAATTAAGAGACAGCGAAACCGTTTTTAATGAGATAGTTGCAACAATGGCAGGCATGAAAAATGAAACAGAACGCAGTGCTTTAGCCATGACGATTTTCGGACGTTCCGGCGCAACTATGTTGCCGTTGATAAAATCCGGGACAGCTGGCATTGATAAAATGCGGCAAAGGGCTCAAGAATTAGGGATTGCTTTTGATGAAGACACCGCTGACGCCGCCGCTTTGTTTAATGACAATCTTTTAGAAATGGAACGCAACGCAACCGGCGCCGCTTATGCTATTGGGAACAAATTAATACCTAAAGTGAACGCATTTTTTCAGTTTTTTGAAGACTTGAAAAAATTTGATACTTTTAACGAAGATATAAAAAAGACTTATCAACTGCAACCTAGGGGATTTCAACCAGGTGCCGTCGCAGATTTGGGATCAATTGAACCGGCAACCGGGCCGGGCAGTGAAGCAGAAAAAAATAGATTTGATCATAGTGAAAATGATTGGCGTAATTATTACAACAGCCGCTTAGAAGGCAAGGTGTTATTTGATGAACAGATGGCTGAAAAAGCGCTTTTGGATGAGGAACACCGGACAGAAGTACGCAGAACATTTTTCCAAATGGAACACCAAGAACTGAAAACCCATGAAGAAAGCAAACTGGGGCTAGAACTTAATTTTGCAAAAATGGTTGAATTCCAAAGGGATCAGGCCAGAAAAAATGAACTTGCCAAACAAAAACAATTTAATAAATTAAGACTGCAAGCCGTTCAGGTAACGGGCTCAAATATAACCAGCGCTTTGGATTCACTGAACACATTGAATGAAGGCAGGCACCGCGAAACATTTGAAGCCCTAAAAATTGCAAAAATTGCTGAAGCAACGGTCAATACTTATGCCGGGGCAACTCAAGCCCTTGGCGCCTATCCGCCGCCATATAGTTTTATCGCGGCGGGTGCCGTAATCGCGGCAGGGCTTGCAAATGTTGCAGTGATTTCGCAACAACAATTTGGCGGTGGCAGTGCTGGCGGCGGCGGTTCAAGCGTTTCGCCAATAGGTTCAAGTGGGCCTGTTACGCCAGATGATTTCAACACCCCAGAAGTTGCAGATACAAGCGGCGGCGATGGCAGAACGACGCAAGGCGTCACAATCAACATCAACAACCCGCTTTCAACCGAAAATTGGGATGACATCGCAGAAAATGAGATCATTCCGGCAGTGAACAGGGCCGGAACCCGAAATGTAAATATTGAGGTGAATTAAATGTCATTGATTATCCGCCGAATAATTACGGGCCAATCTTCATCAGCTATCAGATGGGCAAAAGTTCATTTCTATTATGCACACACGCTTTCAAGCCTGGCGGCAACAAGCACCGCATCAGGTTATGATGTCGCAAACCTATTGAACCGGCTTGAACTCAATGGATGGAAGGCAACCAGCACCGCAACCCAATATATTACATTTGATGCCGGTTTAGGAAATACTTATGCGGCTGATTATGTCGCTATATCGGGCCACAATTTATTTACAGCCGATTCATTGATAAGCGTTGAATATTCAGATGATAATTTTGTTGCAGATGTCAACGCGGCTTTCACGCCAGAAACGCCAGGCGATAATCTGGAATATGTCAAAGAATTCACTGAATTTGATGAAAGGTATTCAAGAATAAAGATTGAATCAAATTCAGTTGCGCCAGAAATCGCAATTGGTTATTGGGGCCCGAAAACCGAACTTGATTATGCCTCAACTTCATACGATCCAAATTCAATGGAAGATAAGGCAATTGTAAACGTTTCAGACACCGGGTTTGTGATGGGCATTCATGAACGCTTTGTTGAACGCAGGTTTAATTTAAGTTTCAGAGACGCTGAATTATCGCTTTATGCCAAATTGAAAACTTGGTTTGAAGCCATAGGGCAAGAAAACTTTTTTGTCGCTTTCGATCCAACCAACCATTCAGATGATGTGTTTTTGATGAGATCAGGGAAGAAATTTACGAACCCGTTTGTCAGGGGTGGCTTGTATCGGAACATTAATATAAATCTTGTTGGCAGGATGCAAGAATAAGAAAATGGCAATTTCGCTAAACGCAAATTTTGAAGCCGAAAACGAAAAGGCAACCAACAAGCCGGTTGTGTTGGTCAAGTTGCCCGACACGGAAACCGACACCGAAAAGGATTCGGTTTGGGGAACAAATGAAAGCGAAAGCCAAGTTGATTATACCAGCGGCTCAGTAATTCTTGACGCCCAGAATTCACCGGCGGCGGCGCTGAATGTTTACACAACCGCTGGCGCTGATTATCACACTATCGGTGATATTGACTACACCGATCCAGTCACCTATTCATTAAATACTTATAATATTGTTTGGCAAAAATTCCGGCACTACAGTGCGTCAGCAACTTATAAATTAGCGGCGTTAAGGCTGAAACTATGGTATAACACCAGCGCCGGGGCTGGAAATACACAAATGACAACCCGAATCTATACCTCACCGCGTATTTTTGCCAGCGGTTCAGGTTGGGGCGATTATATTTTGTCAGCAAGTTATTTTTTGACTTTGGGCGTGGACGCCGAATCAACTGATTTAGATATTGATTTTACATATGGCGCACACACCGCATTGAACAGCGGTCAAGATTATTGGCTGATGATATGGACACAAACCTTTGGTGGTCTTGTGGGAAATACGGTCACAAAAGTAAAAACAAGTGGTGAATCATGGTTTCAAGGTGAAGGCAGGATTGAAAACAGCCGCATTGATGACGAAATTGTCAGATCATGGCAATTGGATCAAAAACAAATAATGTTTAGACTAACGACAACCGCCGTTGCACCGACAGAACACTATTACACAACCGGCAGTATTAAAATTGAACTTGATACGGGTTCAACACCGGCAGTGAACGGCGAATGGGTTTTTGTCCATCAAATACCGGAATTCACAACAATCATTTATACTGCATGGTATTCTGACAACGGCGTTGATTTCACCGCAATGGGTGCGGTGATCGATGGGCAGGAAATCACCGATTTGCACCGCTATTATCAAGTCCTGGCGTCAATGACAGCCGCCGCAACAATGGGATATACAACCGGCGCACCTACTTCAACACCAACTGTTGAATCAATTGGCGTCAGATTCACTACATATATAAAGGTTTCAAATCATCAAAACTTTGGATATGAACCAAGCCTGAAATCAGTCAACAGCCAAAACACAACAATTGCAAGGGATAGCAAATCATCAATCAGTCAATTGAATCTTACTTTTGGATTAACTGACTTGATTTCAACCTGGCTGAATAACAAATTCCCCAAAAACAAGCTGATCAAAGTCCTGATTGGATATGATGGCATGGTTGAAGCCGATTTTATTGACTACAATTGGGGCATTGTTGATAATTGGGCCATTTCTGCAACAAATGATGTTTCAATCACTTGTGTTGATTTCAGAAAAGATTGGAAAAATCCGGTGCCCGATTCCTGGAATACAAGCGCTGATGATGTTATATTTGGAAATAATCACCCGGCGCAAGCCATCAGAATGATTTTACAAATCCATATTGGAATCAGGGATTCAAAGATTGATGTTGATTCATTTGATGATGTTGAAACCGCGCTTGCGGGTTATACCTGCAATCGGATTATCACCGGCGAGAATTTTCCCGGCGATGATCTAATTGATGAACTCAGGCAAACAATGTGGGCTTATTTCATACCCCAAGCCAATGGTTCAATTAAAATAAAAGATTATGATTCAACCGATTCAGCGCTTGTTGATTTTACCGATGACAACTTGAAAGCCATTAGTTATGACGGCAATTCAAAATCTTTGGCGAACCGAATTGCCGCCTATTATGGATATGATAGCAAAACCAGCGATGATGATTTAAGTGATTATGAAAGTGTATCAATCGACATCGACGCAACCAGCGTTTCAAATTGGGGTGAAACCAAAACAATTGAAATTTTGGATAAATGGACAGGTATTAGCAAAACGTCACAAATCACCGATTTGACAGATAAAGTTTTATCCAGGTTCAAAGACGTTCCTGCATTAATAAAGGGCACCGCCGATTTGCGGTATTTGTGGCTTGAAGTCGGTGATATGGTGACAATCACAACCGTAAAAGCGCCAAGTGATGACCTTGGCGGAATCAGTGCCGTCAAATATGAGATCATCAGCAAGAATTTTGACTTTCTGAAAACAACCATCAAATTTCAATTTTTAGAGGTATAGACATGCAACGCTTTCATGGTGGATTTATAGATAATTCAGGCAACGCGCTTTCAAGCGCTCAGTGTTGGGTTTATGATACCG